CACCACTAAATAAACGTGCTTTTCGTCTTCCCTTGCGGGATCGATACTAGGCATCCATACACCCGGGTAGGCCCTTGCGGGGTCCGGGACATCCTTTGCTTCCTTAAAAAGGTTGAGCATTGGAAGAGGTTGTTTTGTTTGGTGATTGGGGGGTGGTCTTTTCAGGGACCTTTCCTTTAGAGAAAAGGAAATGTGAGACTTTCTTCATTGTCGTGGACGACAAATTCAAAGAGTCCAGGTCCTCTTGAGGAGAGGAGAAGAGATTGAGGCCTATAGCGGGACAGGCCGAGATTGAGCCAACACTGAAGTCGTCTCCAATGGATTGGAGAATTCGGTAATTAGAACAGTCAGAGCGGGTTGGAACAGAGGTGAGCACGTTGTAGCTTGTGGTTGAGTACAAAGCCATTACGGGCTCTTCTTGTCCAAGACGCGTTGGTACGGTGTCATTATGCATGCGACCGGCATTCCATGGCAACTCCCAAAAGAGAGGTTGACCACGGGTGTATTGCCGGACGCTGCCATTTGACGTTGAATCATACTGATAAGAGGTTTCATCATACGTTCCGACATAAAACTCGTAGAGAGTAGTGTCGGTGTCGTAGTTCTCATAGCAGGCACGCATTGCGCCACGCCAATGGAGAAACGGATATACGAGGAATCCAGTTATAGTGTTTTGAGAGTACGTATCAGGACCATCCTTATAGAACGTCGGTGAAAGCTGAAATTGCCATGGGCCGGGTGATTCTAAAGTAGCAGGACCACCACGGTACACATAACGATGGGCCATATCGGTAATATGACACACAGGATCAGCGTTGATATAGCCAACTTCGGGATTGAGACTAACATCACGGATACCTTTGAAAGGTTTGGTGAATGAGTCTTGGAGGTTAGCTTGGGTTTTGATTGAAGATCTTCCTGGAGGAGTCAACGTGGTGAGAGTTGTGGCTTGAGGGTCGATTTGGGGATACAATAGGGGGGAACGATATTGCATGAACGACATATCAGGGCCGGCAGCTACATACATGTTGACGTAAATATTGGAAGTAACATCAGAACCGATCGTGGAGATCTTGGAGTCAAGAGTGATACCGAAACAACCAATGCTATTCGCAGCGGTTGCGAGAGTAACATCG